AGAACTGACGATCTGCTGTCGTAAGTCCCCGATTAAATTGTTGCTTAAAATAATCTATATGATAGTGTAAGACAAAGTCCGCAAACGAAAGTGCGATAATTGTATTTACGTTAGGGCAAAAGAATACTAGAATTAGGAAAGTAAAACTAGCATGGACTATAGCATGATGAACCCCACCTGTAGCACCATAGATACCTTTTTCACGGAGCATGTAATCATACTGCATCAAGAAGTCAGCGATGAAATGCTTGACACCAAACAAGGCTAGTAAGATGAATACTGTCATGGTCATTTGTAAAATACGCTACGACTCTTAGGAGTCTCCCACCAATCAATGTGATCAACTGTTACATTTAGTTTCTGCATCTTTACATCTACTAAGTCCGCCATCCAGCTGGATAAGTTTTCACTAGTTGGCACAAAGTCTACTATCAAGAAACCTTCATAGTATTCATACTCTGGTGTGTTGGGTTCTAAGTCACCCAAGTAGATATTAAATCCTGCTACTTTGTTTGTGTCTGGAATATACACTGGAATCAATTTGCGATCACCGATGATCTGATCATATAATGGATCTGAACGATCTAAAACAAACTGATGATCGATGTAAGTGTTGATCCACTTTTTTAACCATTCCAAATGACGGAAGTCAGTTACCATGCCAGTTGGATCTAATTTGCCATCTAGGCTCTTTAGATAAACCTGTAGTTTGCCTTCATGTCCGTGTAGGTGACGGCAAGCACACTTCAAGTCTGCCGCATATTCACCATTTAGTTTCTGTGTCCAAACTCTGTGTCCATAACAGAATTCAAATGTTTTATCAATTATATGTGCCATTTATTTCTTTTCCTCAACGTAATGTTTACTCCAGTCGTACTGTGTTTCTAGATGTCTTTCGCTTTGATAATGACTAGGACCATCATAGTAGTCTAATCCAAAATGTCTTCGTAAATTCTTTTGATCACCTTGGCTACCACACATGTCAGCACACCTTTCACCAACTAGACGATAGAAGTGCGCAAGATTATCCGTTACAGGTAATCCTGCTTGTTCGGCTAATCGTTCTAATTCTTTACTCATACTATATTATATTTAGATTTTTGATTGAAGTCAACTATTTTTCGTTCTTTAATCGTTGGTTGCATTCTTCTTCGGTAGTACAACGATATATGTGTCCTGTTTGGGTGTTCATGATAACGATCTCGCTGGACTTAGGATCAACGTTAAAGGTGTATAGACTGTTATGGCGGAACTCTGGTGCTGTAGTTTGGTATGCTAGTAACAGTGCTGTAATCGCTTCAAATACCATTATATGTTCTTCGCCGAATCTAGTATGCTTTCTAACTTGGCTTGTCGTTCCATTAGATGAAAAAACAGTGCCAGAGTGTTTGCGGCATCTACCTCTGCTCTGTGTGCCTTACCTTTAAAATGCAGTTTAAAGTAGCCCATGGCACTTGCTAATCCACCGCTAGGCGCTTTACCTCTGGTCAGCATCAAGTATGTGTACCAGGTCTTAACATCTATCCAACGACGGCCAAAATGCGGAAAATCTGCATGATTTTTAGCAAATTCTGCCAATAATTCCACACTATCCGATCCGCCCCATGTGACCGGCGAAACAAAACACTTATGCTCTTTAATCAGCTCACTGAGCTCACGGGCAACATGTTCGTGACTATATGCTTCTGCACGTATATCAGCATCAGTTATACCTGTTAGATCATTGATAAACTCACTGATAGGTTCTTGTGGATCTATGTACCATTTACGGACTACATAGTCTTCAAAGCGTGTGTTCTTATCACCTATAGCTACACCAACCTGTATGATCTTACCACTGGGCTGATTTAACTCTAGATCTAATGCTAGAAACTTGCTGTCTGCTATCATGCATAATCTTTCTGCGGATAACTAGCAGTTAGCCATTCGGCCATGTTGCTAGCATTCTCACTTAACTTGACCAGATCATACTTGCCACAGAACTTCAGAAACTGAGCACCTACCATTGGTTGATTTTTAGCTATCTGCCCACTGGCGATAGTTTCTGCTATCTTAACTTTGACATCATCTGGTTGTTGTGTTAGATCAACTAGGACTCGATTACGTTCATAGTCATCTAATACACGATGTTCTACGCCATTATGGTCAACCCAACGCTGTAGCATGAGGTTGTTCCAATTATAACCTTTGGTTGTACGATCAGCATAGGCTTCTTCAAGTCCTACTTTGTTCTTACTACCTTTGGTGCGCACGCCTGGAAATGCGGAAAATATGTTGTCTGTAGGATCACCACGCATACACTTTTCAAAAAGTATAAACTTAGGATCTGGAATCTTTTTAGGTTCTTTAGTTTTCTTATCTAAGACAGGTTTACCTTTCTTGTCAAAGATACCTTTTAGTGTATGAAGTTCGTCACTTATCCCGTTATATTGATTAACATTATCAGCCAGTAACTGATAGAAATCAGTGTCGCTACTAACAATAGTGTGATGATCATCTGGGTGCGCCTGGATAAAGCCTGCGATAAGATCATCCGCCTCCAACTCCGAATGCTGAAGTACCGTGCAGTTTGTTCGTTCTGCAATGAATGTCTTGAGCGCATCAAATGTCTCCCAGAATAGTCGATCTTCTTCCGCTTCTGCTTCTGTTAAGGCCGCACGTGCCACACTGCGATTTTTCTTATAAGGTTCGTAGAAGTCCTTGCGCCAACTACGTCCTTCTAAACAGAATATAACATGATCAGCTTTTTGGTCACGCCATGATTTGTTTACTGAAGCTAGGGTTACGTGGATAGCAAAACCCAGCTTGTCCCAAGTATCACTTTGGCGATGTGCTGAATGTCGGGCTCTGAAGAATGTGTTTGCTGTGTCTACAAGTAAGTATCTCATGCAAACATTATACAACCAAATTTGGTTAAAGTCAACTGATTTCCGTTCTACCGTTGCCTAGGTCTCTACGGTTATTTGGACGATTGCTGGGATCAGCCATTTCTTGCTCATAGTTTTCCAATACGACATTTTGACAAACACTACGAAACCAATTGTCTACGATGTCTTGATCTGTTTTACCTTGATAGCCAGCACGTATCAAATTGGCTACAAATTTATCATTCCAATCTAATTCAAAACTACCTGCACCTGGGTTATCCTTGTCAATCTCAATACTTAATACTTCTACCCAGGGTTCACCACGGTCAGTGGCTAACTCTTTGGGAGTCTTTTTGATTTTTTGTTCTTTAATGACTGGAGCTTCTGGTTTACTACCAAACAAGTCTTTGATTAATTTCTTTATCATTACATTTCACCTCGACCTAATTTTTGATCCATGTCTAATTCCATATATGCTTCATCTAATAGGTGTGCATTTTCCATACATTCTATGTATTCACGGCACCAATGTTTTATTAAATTCCACATATTAATCATTGAATAAATCTACAGTTTCCCATGGTAAGTTTGCTTTACCAAAATGTCCATAGTTAGTTGTTTCACTATAGATAGGACGGAACAACTCAAATCTATTTATGATGCCTGCTGGTGTCAGATTAACATTCTCACGTATCCACTGAGTAATAGTGTTATCAAACTCGATACCCAGATCTGTCTTAACAAACAAGCTGGTAGGTTCTTTAACACCAATGGCATAACTGAGTTGAACAGTAGCTTTGTGGGCACCTCGACTAGCCACGATATTCTTAGCAAGATAACGAGCCATATAAGCCGCACTACGATCTACCTTAGTAGGATCCTTGCCAGAGAATGCACCACCACCGTGTGGACTATAACCACCATAGGTATCAACGATGATCTTACGCCCTGTTAGGCCAGTGTCACCATCTGGCCCACCAATAACAAATCTGCCAGTTGGATTGATGAGATATTCTGTATTGGTATCAATCAGATTGTCTGGTAGAACGGTGTCGATGATAGTCTTAACTTGTTCACGCACATCTTCGATGGCTATCTCGGCTGAGTGTTGTGTTGAACATACTACCTTAGAAATACGACGTACACTACCATCATCATTGTATTCCATAGTCACCTGTGATTTAGCATCTGGCCCTAACCATATCGCTCCACTCTTACGCACAGCAGTTAACCGTTTAACAATCAAATGACTGTAGTAAATAGCACTGGGCATCAGATCTGGTGTTTCATTAATAGCATAACCAAACATAAGTCCTTGATCACCTGCCCCAAATGAGTCAGTGCCTAGGGCGATGTCTGCACTTTGTCCGTGCATCAAGTTAGTGATCTCCGCAGTTTCCCAATGGAACCCATCTTGCTCATAGCCAATATCACGGATAACACGACGGACTGCATTAGCAACTTCGTCTTGATTTAATATACCTTTGTATTCACCCGCAATCACTACACGATTAGTAGTTACTAGGGTTTCGCAGGCACAGCGATAGGCAGTATTACCTTCACGCATCATTAAATCCAACACAGCATCACTGATAGCGTCTGCTACTTTATCTGGATGTCCTTCACTAACACTTTCACTGGTAAACAAATAACTCATTAAATCCAACCTCCGGCTCTGGCAATGCCAATTAATCCAACTAAGATCCAAAATCCATTTAACAACGTATAGGCAGGATCTTTCCTAATACTTGCACAATATGTTAATAGTATAGCATCAATGGTGTTAAAGATCCATACAAACATAAACGGACTTGCTGGTCCTAACCATGACACTAAACTAAAACTAATGATGCGCATGATAACTCCGATCATTTCCATTTGTGGAATGTGTGAGTTGATGTAACTTAATACTTTGTTCATTTTTATTTCCCCCATGAATTCCCCCAAAGGTCAACATGTAACCTTGGGCTGTAATAATAACCACGACGCATAGCCTCGTCAGCTACATTAAACTTATTACCATCGTAGACTTTGACTACACCACCTACTGGCATGATATAAACAACACCTTTAAATTTTGCACGTCTGTATTCTGTTACAGCACGATCAACTTCATCAAAGTCTGCAGGTGATTCGACTACAAATTTAAGATAGGTTGTGCCAATCTTTTCATATGAACGAACAATCTCAGGCTTAACTGCATCGGCCCATGCTTCGCCACTTGCACTTAGTTTAGCACTAACTGAGAATGTTATTTCACGACTACCACGATTCCAAAGTTTTAGATACTTAGCAAAGTCTTCATGTAGTTCCTGAGTACCATTTGTTTCAAATGTTAAGTTCTTTAGATTATACATATCCTTGTGACCTAACAAGTCTGGATAAGCACGTTGCCATCCTAGCAACGGTTCACCACCTGTGATGACCAAATGAGTATCATTACCATTAGGCATCTGCCAACTGTTGCTGGGCACTAGATCTAACATACGTTGAACTACCGCATCGATAGTTAGCAATGGACTAAACTGTTTGAATCGAGGATCCCATGATGCATAACTGTCACAGCCTGTATTAACTAAAGGCAGTTCTTCATATATGCGATACTTTGTGGGATCGATAAACTCACGCTCTGTGCTCATCTGCGTGCGATCCTTCATACCAAACCCACCACAGGTAAAGTTACAACCAAATGTTCTTAAGAATACACTTGGGACACCAATAAAACGTCCTTCACCTTGTGCTGAATAAAATATTTCACTGACTTTAAGTTTACTCATTGCTATTCTCTGTTATATTGGTTTTCAAGATATGTTGTAGTTTCATAAGCATCCATATATTGTAACACACCTGTTGATGTGATGTCAACCTTAGCGTTCCCAAGGGTAAACGATCCAAACATCTCGTTCGGCTTTGTTGATTGTTTTTGCACAATAATCCACCTTTCTACTAAACTTACTGCTCAAATTATCGATTAATACAGCAAAACGTACATTGTTGCCCCAAACATCGGTCCAGGC